GTGACCGCGTCTGCCGCCTGAATGAATTCGCGCACGCTCAATACGCCCGCGAAGGCCCCTGCGATGCCACCCAGCGCGCGCCCCATACCGCTGGCCGCGCTGCCCACGTTGTCCATGGCGCCCCGCACGCGCAGCAGACCCTGCTCGACCTGCCGGTCGCCAGAGAGGTTGAGCTGGATACCAATGGGCGTCATGCGTGGACCTTGTGTGCGCTAGCGGTTGCGAGGGGGCGGCGCGGGCGGCGGCTGCTTGTCACGCAGCTCGGCCCACACTTCGAGGCAGGCGTGTTCACAGGCGCGGATGCACTCGAACAGCTCGCGCCGTTCGGGGCCTGGCTCCACGCCGCATTCGTCGAGGTAGGCGCGCACGCCGGCGTAGTCCAGGCCCGTGGCACCAGCCATACCGGAGCGCCACTGGCTTTGCAGGGCGCGCCAATGCTCCCAGGCGTCCACGCTTTCAGGCCAGAGGTAGATGCACTCGGGCTCTTCGTCGGTCTGCGGCTGGTTGAACGCGCCGGCCGCGGCCAGCTGCTGCAGCAGCCCACCCATCGGGCTGGATGGGTCTGGCTCTGCACCGGCGGGCTGCTGGGCGGCGTGCTGGGCATGGGATAGCTCTGCGCTGCGGCGTGCGGCCTGGGCTAGTTTTTTGCCCGGGCGCCAGCCTCGATGGCGTAGGTGTTGAAGACGAGCTGCGCCACACCAGGAATGCGGCACAGCTCGCGCAGCGCCTCGGGCGTGTAGGGCACGTCTTCGCCCTTGGGGTCTTTGACGCCCGACCAGCCCTCCACCAGCGGGGCCATGAAGTCCACCAGGGGGCGGCCCTCGATGTCACGGGTGGCTTCGCGGAATTGCTCGGTGTCCAGGCGCTTGCAGGTCAGGCGGAACTGGAAGGGCTGCGCCTGGCCGCGCTCGTCGTTGATGGAGCCCTTGACGGTGAACTGGACGGTGGGACTGACTTTGATGCAGATGGTCATGGTGGTGTGCCCGAGTGAATGTGGGCCCGAGTGAGAGGTGTGCGCGGCGTGCCCGCTCGGGCAAGACAGGCCAGCGGGCGTGAGTCCCCCCCGCCGTGCCGCGCACGGAAACCGAAATCACGTTGGAAGCGGGAGCGGCGCCGCGCCGCGCCCGCGTGGCGGCTAGCCGATCAGCTGGCGTAGACGGTGGGCAGGTTCTGCGCCTCGATACTGACGGCGGTCTGCACCACGCCCTGGGCCTGGCCGGTAGGCACGCCGGCGGCGCCGCAGTAACCGGTCAGCAGGAGCTTTGCACCCGTACCGAAGCGCAGGCGGACGGCACGCTTGGACTTGGACTTGTAGGCCTTGTTGCACTCCACAAAGCCAGGGTCCGTCAGGTCGAAGTAGTTGGTCATGCTCAGCGTCATGGCGCCCGCAACGGTGGGCGCGTTCTTGCGCACCGCATCGTGGATGGTGGTGAGGTCGGCCTTTTCGTAGTCGCCGCCGGACACGTTGATGCTCTGCACCGAGTTGAACGACGCGCCGAAGGTGATGATCTGGTAGCTGCCGCTGATGAAGGTGTCGTAGCTGGTGGTGTCCTCGCCCTCCAGCTCGAACGTCTTGGCGGTGGTGTTGACGTTGGCGATGCGGAGGATGCGGTCGTTGACCTGGTGCATGCCCTGGGCCTGCAGCGTGATGTAGTCGCCATTGGCCGGGTGCACCGCACCACCGTAGGTGGCCACGCCGGGCGAGGCCTTGCTGATGGCAGTGATGGCCACGGAGGCTGCAAGGGCCGTCTGCACGTCAACGCCGACGTTGGACCAGAAGATGGGGTTTGCCATGGGTTTGCTCCTGTAGAGGTTGAGCGGGTTAAATCAAGGTGCCGGCCGCCGTGGCGTGCCGCACCGCAAAAACAACCGTGGCGCACGCTGTTTGCGCGCCATCCACGTCGAAGTCCCAATCCACCGACTGGGGGTCAATGAAGCCGACCAGGCCGCCAAGGGACGGGTCTGCCATGAGCCGCGCCACCGCATCGCCCAGCAACGCATCGAGCGTCACATCCACAGGCGCGGAGGCCGTGCCGCGGGCATAACACTCCAGCGCCACGCCGGTGAGCCACAGCGCAGGTGCGCCCTGCCCCACCCCAGCCTCACGCTGCGCCTGCGCAGGACGCACGACGACCGCCGTGGCCATCTGCTCAGGCAGCACGCGCGAGCGGGCGCGAAAGACGTTGGGCGACACTGCCGGCGCCTGCTGCAGGGAGGACTGCATGGCGGCGATGACCTGGGCGAAGGCGGTGGGGGTGGTCATGGGAGCTCCAGCACCAACATGACGCCGCCCACGCCATCGGGGCGCGAAGCCGCGATGAGGTAGTCCACGCCGTTGACGGCAATGGGCATGCCCACAGGACTGGAAGGAACCATGCCTGCAGGCACTGATACACACGGCTGGCTGGTGGCCATGCCAATGGGGCCCACGCCCCCAACCACGCTCTCGTCATCGAAGATGCCACCGAAGACGGGCGCGCCTGCGATGGATACCTCTGCGTTGGAGAGCCTGGCGAAAACCGTGCTGTTGACACGGCCTTCCAGGGCGGCGAAGGGGGCAATGGACATGGCAGCTGCGGCGATCAGACCTTGACGGTGCCGGGCACGCCGGTGAACTTGACCGCCAGCGTGGTCACGCCATTGCCAGCGGCCTCGAAGGCCACGGCGCAGGGGCCGGTGACGTCGCCGGTGGCGGCGATGGCGGCGTTGTCGTCAAAGGCGCCTGCGGACACGTCCCAGGTGAGGGATTCGCCCTGGGCGATGACGGCGCCGGAGACTTTGGGGGCGTCAAACACGCCCTCGAGCGCCACCGAGCCAGTGGCACCGATGGCGATGCCGACGAGCGCCACGCCGAGCGTTTGACCGACCACCACCACCTGGCCCGAAGCGATGGCCGCCCCGGTGCTGTTGGTGTAGTTGGCGATGACGCCAAGCTGTTGATAGTTCTTTGCCATGATGAGGATTCCTTCGCGTTGCTAACGGTGGAGGGGATCAGGCGCCCGCGTTGGAGACGGCGCCGCGGTAGTCGATGGCGGCCACGCCGTAGTCCAGACGGACCTTGTAGAGAGCGCCATCGACGTCGAAGCCGTTTTGCAGCTCGAGGTACGGGTCTTGCGCACCATCGAGGAATGCCACCTCGATCACCGGCGCTTCGGACGGTTCGGCGAACAAGTAGCGGCGGGTGCCGGTGAGGCGCGGCGTGTCCACGATGTCGCGGAACAGGCCGTTGACGATGTTGGGCTTCTGCAGTTTGTTGGCCGTGTCGGGGTCGTACTGCGCATCGTTGATGCTGCGAGCGGTACCGCCCAGGCCAATGGGCACCAGCAGCACGGCGGGGCGCAGGTCGAGGTAGTCGTTACCCGACACGTCCTTTTGCGAGGCCATGGCCACACGGTCCAGATCCAGCGCAGCCATGCTGATGGCGGCACCCGTGGTCAGGTTGCCATGGTCTGCATGGAACAGCGCCTTGCCGTCGGGCATGAGGGGGCCGTTGCCGCTGTTTTGGGCCAGCAGGGCGTACACCGCAGCCTCCACCGTGCGGGCGGCCGCCTGGCCCAGCATGCCTGCCAGGCCAACGAAGGCGCCCAGGTCATCGTTGATGATGGCCGTGCGGCTCAGGTTGATGATGTTGCCCTTGGTGGTGGCGGTGATGCTGCCCTTCTCGCCATCGGGAATGGACTTGTTCACGAACTCGCCCAGCTCGTTCACGTCGTCCAGATTGCCGAAGCTGCCGAGGCGGTAGCGGTTGTGCGCGCGGAAGTCGCTCACCGTGCCGGTGGCGCAGAAGCGGTTCCAGGTGAGGGCTGCGGTGGCGTACCGGGCCTGCAGCGCCTTGTGCATGGTGTTTTCCAGCAGCACGGGGAAGTCGCTGGTGCCTTGGGTGAAGGCGGCGGCGACGATCTCCATGGGCAGCATGCCCTCGGAGCGCGTACCAGCACGCTCCAGCGAAGCACGGGCCAGGTCCAGCAGCTTGGCGCCCCGGTAGGGGTTGCCCTGCAGGTTGGCGCGGACCTTGGGATCCACCTGCACTCCTGCGCGCACCAGCAGCGCATCAGACGCGGCGGCAATGCGCTTGTCGGCCTCATCCTGCGTTTTTTCCACGCGGGGGGCGGCGTTTTGCGGGTTGGCAGGCTCCACGCCCTTGCCCAGCTCGGCGAGCAGGCGGGCCTGGATGGTGTCGATGGTGAGGGCAGGATCTGCCAGCACATCGGTCTGCAGCGCCGAGATCTCGGGGCGGTTTGCAAAGGGTTTGAACATGGCCAGCACCTTGGCGTTGTCATCCTTGGTGCGAGCGAACGGTGCAGCGGTGGGCGCTGCCTGCGTGGTGGCTTCGGGCATCGAATGCTCCTGTGGTTGTGCGGCAGGCGCCGCGGTGGGGGATGCAGCACCGCCCACCGGCTGGCGGGTGGCGGCTGCGGGGGTGGTGAATCGGGCGAGGTCGAAGCTGCGGGCCAAGCTGGCGGCAATGGCCAGCTCGTCGCCCACTTCGTCGGCGAAGCCTTCGGCCACGGCCTCATCGGCCAGGTACCAGTGGTCTTTGCCGTCTGTGATGAGGGCCAGAGCGTCTTCGTAGCTCTTGCCGCTCTTGTCGGCGTAGGCGTGGGCCATGGCTTTGGCGTAGCGGTCGAGCACTTCGGCCTGCTCGCGCAGTTGCTGCGCGTTGCCTATGGCGTAACCCCAGGGCGCATGGATCATCATTTGCGCATTGGCGGCCATGGTGATGGTTTCGCCCGCCATGGCGATGTAGCTGGCGCAGCTGATGGCCACGCCGTCCACATAGGTGCTGACCGTTGCCTGGTGGCGCTTGAGGGCGTTGTAGATGGCCATGCCATCGGTGACGCTGCCGCCGTAGCTGTTGATGCGCAGGGCGATGGTGTCCACCTCCAGCGCGGCGATTTCTTGCACCAGGCGGCTGGCGATCACGCCGTCTTCGTTCCAGCGGTCGCCGATGTTGCCGTAGATGTAGATGTCTGCGTGCGACTTGGCGGCCTCACCATCGGCAGCGGCAGCACGGGCCAAGGCCTTGATTTCGTACCACTGCACGGGCTGGGTGGGGGTGTTGGTTTGGGGCATGGTGCGATGCTCTCTGGTCAGTCGGCGGCAGCTGCGGGCGCTTCGCCTGCGGGGTTGCTGGCGCCGTTCTTGGGCTCGGGGTGGGGCACGCCTTCGGCGGCCTTCTCGCGCAGCCAGCGGCCTTGCGATTCGAGGGTGTTGATGGGGTTGCCGCCGCGCTGGCGGATGATTTCGGGGCCGCTGAGGTAGCAGCGGTCCTCCAAGATGGCCCATCCTTCGGCCTCTTTCTTGGGGTCGATCCACGGCATGGCCGGGGGCATGTAGGTGGCGTTGGCGATGGTTTCGATGCGCACATCGGGCGGGATCTGCACGGCCCCGCTGGCCACGGCCATGGCCACAAAGCGCTCGTACACCGGGCGCGAAATCTTGGAAATGAACTCGGCCGAGAGCGTGGCGTAGACGTCTTGCGTCTCGATCAGCTCTTGCCGCTGGGAGCTGTACGAACCCTCGTACTTGCGGGCCACACTGGAGTACGACGGGCCGGTGCCGGCCGCGATGGCGCGCAGCTGCCCACCCCGGTAGGTTTCGAGGTTGGGGTTGGGCCGGTTGGTGTCGATCATGCCGATCTCTTCGCCGGGGCGAAGGTCATCGAACACCATGCCGGGGCGGAACTGCATTTGCCGGGGCGCCTGGGGGGTGCCCTCGCTCGGCTGGTAGTCCTCTGGCGCGCCCTTTTTGATGTAGGCGGCCATGCTGGCGGCGATCTTTGCGGCGATGCGTTCAGACTCTTCGTAGTCCTTGAGGTCATCAAACCGGGTGAGCACGCTGGCGAAGATGGACACGCCGCGCACTTGGCGGATGCGGTCGACCACCTTGAGGTGGAGCATGCGATCAGCAGGCACGCGCTTGGTGCTGGCGACGCTGAGGGCTGCCAGGCTGTCTGCCGGGTCGGCCTTGTGGAGGTGGTAGGCGAGCGCGGCGCCCCAGGCGTTGCGCTCCACGCCCTGCACGATGTTGCCGTGGGTCAGCTCCATGGGCAACAGGTCGGCCTCCATGAGCTCCAGCGAAAACGGTACGCGGGTGCTGTGCACCAGTCCGGGCACTGCACCGGCCAGCATTTGTGCGAGCACTTCGCCATCGCGCACCCAGGTGCGGCACTGCAGGCGCTCGGCGCCCGCCCAATCGTGCTCGCGGGTGACTTCGGGGCGCTTGCACCATTCCTGGTGCAGCTCCATGAGCTGGCGCGCCAGCCCTGCGTGAATGCTGCCATCAAGCTGGCGCGGCTGCGGCTCTACGCCGATACCGCGCGGGCCGATGATGCGCACAACCAGGGTGTTGAGCACGCCACGAGCCAGGTCGTAGTTTTGCTCGAGCTGGCGGGCGATCTGGCGCATGGGCACGCCAGCGCGGGCTACGTCGTCATTGATACTGCCGGTGGCGCGACGGCCTTTTCGCAGGCGGTCGGGCCGGGCGCCCTCGTAGTACGAGAGCACCTCACGCAGGTGGGCGCGGCGCACGCCTGCAGCCGGGTTGACCCAGCCAATCAGGCGGTCGAGCGGGTTGAGGCGGGACTGCGCGGCGGCCATGGTTCGCGTCACTCGTCGGCGAAGCTGGCCAGCAGGTGGCGCGGTCCAGCGGGGCGTTGCGGGTTCGCCTGAGCGGCCACGGATTGGGCGACTAGGGCCCGGGCTTTCAGCAGTTCATCGATGGTCCTATAGGTGACTTGTTTGCCATCGGCCGCACGGATGGTCAGCTCGCCGCTGGTGATAGCGGCATCGATTGCTGCGAGATCTTGTGACGTGAAGGCCATGGGGGTGAAGCATGGCGATCACGCTGTGCAAAATCTCAAATTTCTGCACTATTTGTCGGTGGCGCGGTGGCGCGCGAGGATGTTGTAGAGCAGGCGCCGCGAGATGCCGTGCTTGGCCATCACTTCGCCGTGGTTGCGTCCGTTGAAGTCGGCCAGCACGGCGGCATCGCGCCGCGCCCGGTCTTCCACGAAAGCCACGTAGCGCCCACCAATGCGGCGGGCCAGCATGCGGGCCACGGTGCTGGAGAGAGCTCGCATTTGCTCAGGCGTGAGCGCGGGCGCGTTCTCGCCCTGTTCGGCCAGGCCATCACGCAGCGCCAGCTGCACGTCATTCTCGAGGGGGGTGAGTTCAGTCACGTCGGTCAAAGCTCCAGGCTCCGTCGTTGGATGGTTGGGGGCGCACAGCTGGATGTTGCGGGGCGCGGATGCTATTGTTTTGAGAGCTGCTAGCGCTTGATGGGTATGCGCCGGCGTCGGTTTTCACTTCGATTTGCGCGGGTTGGCTGAACAGGTCTAGGCTGTGGGGCGTGACGCGCTCTTCGCGGCGGGCCCAGCTGGGTTCGCGGAAGGTTTGGATGCCTAGGTAGCAGGCCATGGCGTAGGCGTAGACCATGCAGTCGGGGGCCTCTTCGCGCTTACCGGCGGGGCAGTCCCAGGCCATGATGGTTTTGCCGTTGCGGGCCTTGGGCATGAGGCGCGGTGCGGCCATCTGGTCGTATTCGTCCGTTTCGCACAGCGCTTTGGGCAGGTGCATGTAGCCGGGGCCGACTTTGTTGATTTTCATGCGCCCGAACAGGACGTCTTTGGCGGTGTCGGTGCCGACGAACCAGAGCTTGACGCCGCGCGCCTGGGTGCGGCCACGCCAGTTGACGTCCATGGGTCGGGGTTTGCCGAGCACGGCTTTGCCGGGCTTGCTTTCGCCTTTGAGGGCGAGGACTTTTTCTCGCTCGTGGTTGCGGCAGTAGTTGTAGACGGCGTGGGTGTTGTGGCCGCCGGTGTCGATGCCGCAGGCCTCGATCAGCATATCGGCCCCGCCTGCGTGGGGCACGGGCAGGCGGCGCAGGCGGGTCAGCTCTGTCCATGGGCTGCCTTCGGTGCCTTCGTCGAGGTTGGGATCGCCATAGATGATGTGGCGGTTGATGAGCCAGCTTTCTTCGCCGCGGCCATAGGCCCAGGTGCGGGCTTCGAGGCGGTCGGGCTGGGTATCGACGCCCATGGTGAGCATGAGGCCGCCGTGGGGGACGATGCCGAGGGGGTAGTCTTCTGCGCGGTTGGCCAGGGCCTGGGCGTCAGCGCCGGTGCCTTCGATTTTGAAGGTGCGGGCCATGCTGGCGTTGGTGAACTTGCGCAGTGGGCCGGTTTCGCCCATGCGGGCCTTGGCTTCGGCGGTTTCGCGTTCTTCGACCAGTGCGGCCCAGGATTTCCAGCCGACAGGGGAGTAGAGCTTGTTGAGCCAGAAGCCGGCGCGCTTGCCGCGCCCTGCGCCCGGCGCTTCAGCGATCCACAGGCCCTCAGCCAGCATGAAGGTTTTGGCGTGCTCTTCGATGGCGCAGCCGCATTCGGGGTTGGCGCACACGTAGACGGCTGTCTCGGGCCGGGCTTCGCCGCTGGGGGTGCGCAGGAACTTGATGCCCCAGGGCTGGTCCTCGCCCCAGGTGAGCACCTGGCGGTGGTGGCAGTGCGGGCACGGGACGTGGTAGCGGCGCCGGTCGCTGGCAAGGTACTCGGTTTCGATGACGCTGGCGCCCTGGATGCCGGGGGTACTGGCGATCAGCAGTTTGCGGCGGCTGAAATTGGACATCCGCTCTTCGAGCAGACCGAGGGGCGGGCCCTGGTTATCGACATCGACGGGCCAGAGGTCCACCTCGTCGGCCACGGCGAAGCCGAGCGGCTTGGAGGCCAGGGAGCTGGCGCTATTGGCGCCGGCGAAGAAGACAGAAAACCCACCCTGGATGCTGCGCGAGCGCCAGGAGGAAGATTCGTCGCGCGATTTGCGCACGGACACTAGGCCGTCGAGGATGGGGGTTTGTTGGACGGTGGGCAGGAAGCGCTTGGAACTGTGGTCCTGCCCGTCTTGCAGCGTGGGCTGCACCATCATCATGTCCTGCGGGTCGGTGTGGATCCGCTGGAGGATGGCGTTGTAGAGCACCTCGGACTTGCCGAGCTGCGTGGCGAACATGAGGGCCACGCGCTCATACGGGCTGTAGGCCGATGAGCAGACCATGGGCTCGATGAGGTACGGCGTGCGACTGTTGCGCCAGCGTCCGCGCTCGGGGCCTTTGGCGATGTGGCGGAACTCGTCGGCCCATTCGGCGGTGTTGACGCGGGGCGGCGGAGCCAGGAAGCGTGCCTTGATTCTGGCGAGTAGCTCGGTGGCGCGTGCCAGTTCTTCGGGTGTGCAAAGCGTGGGCGTCATGCGTTGGCCCCTTCGGCGCTGCTGGCGTTGGCGCCTGCCAGGAGCTGCAGGGCCTGGGTGTGCTCTTCATGCAGCATCTGGTCGATCTTGAGCGGGTCGGTTTCTGCGGCGAGCAGCGGCGCCAGGCGGGAGGCGACTTGCAGCAGGTGCTCGCGCGCGGCGGCGAGCGAGCTGGCCCAGGCGGTTTCGACGGCGCTCACGCGGATGAGCTGCCCTTCCATTTCCTCGCGCTTGAGGCGGGCCATGCGGGCCTCTT